CTACTTATGCAGGTTTTTCTAACAAGTTATCTAAAGGTACACCTAATCAATATTGGGTAGAGAGATTTATAGATAAAGTTACAATACATGTTTATCCAACACCAGATTCAACAAATGCATCTAAAGATATGCATTTCTTTTTTATAAAAAGAATACAAGATGTGGGTGATTATACTAACGCAACAGACGTTCCATTTAGATTTGTACCTTGTATGGTATCTGGATTAGCTTATTATTTAGCTATGAAATATGTGCCACAATTAACTCAAACTATGAAATTAGTTTATGAAGATGAGTTTGCAAGAGCATTAGCAGAGGATGGTTCTGCATCTAGCACTCACATAACACCAAAAGCATATTACCCAGGAACATAATGGCAAAGTACGCAACAGGTAAATACGCAAAAGCAATATCAGATAGATCTGGTATGGAGTTTCCATACAAAGAAATGGTTAGAGAATGGAATGGTGCTTTTGTTCATGTATCTGAGTTTGAACCAAAGCAACCACAATTAGAACCAAAGCCTATGAATGGTGATTCTATATCTTTACGACATGTAAGACCTGATAGGGTAGAAACAGCTGTTCCAAAACTTTTACCATTAAATGCATTTACAACAACAAACGGATCTACAACAATAACTGTAGAGGAACCCGATCATGGTAGATCAACGAATGATAGAGTTAGATTTAGAGATGTGATTGTTGTTGGAGGAGTGGCTGCAGCAACAATAAATTTAGCTGCAGGTTACTTAATTACTAAAGTAAATGATGATAAATATACCTTTGCAACAGCTACAACATCTAGTATAAGTGAAACAGGAGGAGGTGGTTCTGCATCGGCAGGACCAGTAACGGTAACAGCATGATTAAAAAAATAAAAAATTTTATATGTAATTTATTTGGTATTAAACAATGTGCATGTCCAGAAAAAGATGAACATCTTCAACTGTACGAAGACATGCCAGAACCAGAAACTCCAATATATATTGAAAAAGATGGAAAATTAGAACATTGTTCTGGACATAAAAGATTTAGAAAATCTTGTCCTCTTTGTCAGGAGATAGTAGCATAATGGCTGGATTAAGTGCATCAGGATTAAAAACACAAGAATATTTAGAGATGTGCCTATTGATGCAGATAGAAAACAACAATTAGGTAATTTTGTTGCTGGACAAGAATCTATAAACTGTCCTGCAGGAGCTGTATTTATTAGAGGCATACAAGTTTATAATACAGCAGGGTCTGAAATTACGGGAGCTAATAGATGGCTAGAAAAAAAAGATTTAACTTATTTACAAGAGTATCAGGATGTAACCGGAACCTCCGCTGCTCAAGGTCAACCTAAATATTACGCTATGTTTGGTGGTGCCACAGGTGAGGCAGATACTAACTCAGGAAGGATATTTGTAGCCCCAGTTCCAAATACAACTTATAGATTTAGAGTGCATTTTAATAAAATGCCTGATCTTTTAGAAAATAATGATACCAATTATATCAGTCTTAATTTTCCAAATGGGCTTTTATATTGCTGTTTATCAGAGGCATATGGGTTTTTAAAAGGCCCGATAGACATGTTGACTTTATACGAAAATAAATATAAACAAGAAGTACAGAAGTTTGCTAACGAGCAAGTCGGTAGAAGACGAAGAGATGACTATACGGATGGCACTGTTCGAATACCGGTAAACTCAGTAAACCCGTAGGAGAAAATTATGGCAATAACATCGGCAATATGTTCAAGTTTTAAACAAGAACTTTTACAAGGTAAACACAGTTTTGAATCTTCAGGTGGTCACACTTTTAAGATTGCATTGTTTGATAGTAGTGCTTCTTTAGGTGCATCTACAACAGACTACTCAACATCAGAAGAAATTACAAATACATCGGGTTCCGCTTATTCTGCAGGTGGAGCTACTCTAACAAACTCAGGTGTATCTTTGTCTTCAACAACTGCATTTACAGATTTTTCAGATGTAACTTATTCATCTGCATCTTTCACTGCAAATGGTGCAATAATTTATAACACAACAACAAATGGTGGTTCAGGCACAACTGATGCTGTTTGTGTAATTGCATTTGGTGGTGACAAGACAGCTAGTAATGGAACATTCAAAATAGAGTTTCCAACAGCAGATTCAAGCAGCGCAATCATCAGATTAGCATAGGAGGCCGACCATGTCGGTATCTTCAGGATGGGGCCGTTTAACCTGGGACCAATCACAATGGGGCGGTTCAACTATTATTGGTGCAGGTTGGGGTGCTCAAACATGGAACCATGGTTCATGGAATGATCTTAATGATGTAACAATTAGTGTTACAGGTTTTTCAATAGATACAAATTTAGGTATAGAAGGTTGGAGCAACAACGCTTATGGCCGTGGTGCATGGGGTGAGTTTGCAGCAGACATAGGTTTAGGTGCAGATGTATCTGTATCAGGTGTGTCTTTTTCAGCTGCAACAACTACAGCATCAGGGATTGGTTCTGCAGTCGTACAACCATCAGGTGTTTCTGCAACAGCTGCTGCAGGATCATTAGCTGTTGAATCAGATGCTAATGTTTCAATGTCTGGAGTGTCTGCTTCTTTTGCATTAGGAGCTGTAACAGTTGCTGATATGGCTCTTGGTTTAACTGGTCAATCATTTACAGCAAGCCAAGGAACTGCAATTGCACCGAACGATACTGTTCAACCATCTGGTTTATCAATAACTTCTGCTCAAGGAACTGCGGCTGGATCTTCTAATAACCAAGTTGATGTTACAGGATTTTCAATGTCCACATCAATTGGTGCAGCAGTTGCACCAAACAATACAGCAATAATATCTGGAGTTTCAGCAGAATTTAATTTAGGATCAATCGTAGGTTTAGGTGGCGCTGTAGCTAATTTAACAGGATTATCTGCAACAGCTAATGTTGGAGCTTTAGACCCTAATGATATGTCTCTTGGTATATCAGGAGTATCTTTTTCCGCTAGTATTGGCTCTGTATCTGTTGTTGATATGCAAGTTGGTTTTGATGGATTATCTGCAACATTTAGTGTAGGAGCTGTGGATATTTTTGCATATGGTGATGTTGACACTGGTTCTAATACATCATATAGTAATGTTTCAACAGGTTCGAACGACACATATTCGGATGTTGCAACTGGATCAAATACAAGTTATAGTGACGCTGCATAGGAGAAAATTATGGCATCAACATACACACCATTAGGTGTAGAACTTCAAGCAACTGGTGAAAACGCCGGTACATGGGGAACAAAAACTAATACAAATTTACAACTTATAGAACAAATAGCTGGTGGATTTATACAAAAGTCAATAGCCGGTGGAGCACAAACAACAGCTCTAGCAGTTAGCGATGGATCAACTGGTGCAGAACTTGCACACAGAATGATAGAATTTACAGGCACAATCACAGGTAATCAGATTGTTACAATTCCAAATGATGTACAAAATTTTTATATTTTAAAAAATGCAACTTCAGGTGCTTATACAGTGCAATTTAAATATGCATCTGGTTCAGGAGATTCATTTACTTTTTCAGCAACACAAAAAACAACTAAAATAATATTTGCATCTGGTAATCCAGATACAACAGATCCTAAAATGATTGAGATTCAAACAGGTGGAGATGTTGTTGATGATACATCACCACAATTAGGTGGAGACTTAGATACTAATTCATTTAATATAGCTTTTGACGATGCGCATGGAATTAATGATGAGAACGGAAACGAACAAATAGTATTTCAAACAACTTCATCTGCAGTAAACCAAATAGATATAACAAACGCTGCAACAAGTAATGCACCATCTATTCAAGCAACTGGTGGTGATTCTAATATAAATTTAAAAGTTGGACCTAAAGGAACAGGTCTTATAGAAGTTTTAGGTGCAACAAACCCAGGTTCAATTCAGCTTAACTGTGAGTCCAATTCCCACGGGATTAAACTTACATCACCCCCACACAGTTCTAGTCAATCATATGAGCTTAAATTTCCAACAGGAAATGTTACAGCAGATAGATATTTAAGAGTTGCATCTGTATCTGGTTCAGGAACAACGGGAGTGGGTCAACTAGATTTTGCTGAAATATCAGCTGGTACATCATGGCAAGCAGTGAAAACTTCCACATTTACAGCGGTGGCTGGTGAAGGTTATTTTATAAACACTACAAGTAGTGCAATAACAATGAATTTACCCGCAGGAAATTTAGGGGATGAAATTGTATTTATAGATTATGCAGGAACTTTTGATTCAAACAATTTAACTGTAGCCGCGAATGGTTCAGAAAAAATTGTAGCGTCAACTGACGATTTAACAGTTTCAACAGAAAGAGCAGGAAATACTTTAGTGTACACAGATTCTACGCAAGGCTGGCTGCTAAAGAATAATTAATCATGGCAGATTATAAGGACATTATTGGGACGGCAGTCCGAAACAATGCAGGTAATTTACCTAGTGGTCAAAACAAAGAATTATTTTTTGACACCACTAACATAGATTTTAAATATCAATTTGCAGCTGTATTATCATCTTGGAGAACAGCTAATAATTTAAATACAGCTAGACATAATTATTGGGGGGCTGGAACTACAACAGCAGCTTTAGCAATTGGTGGAAATAATGATTCAAGTGATCTTGGAAACGTAGAAAATTATAATGGAACTAATTGGACAGAAGTTGCAGATATTACTGCAAGACGTGGTAACGCTGGAGGAGGAACATCAACATCGGCTATAACAGCAGGTGGAGGTTCTCCCAATGTTGCTTTATCTGAAACTTGGAATGGTTCAGCTTGGACGGAAACAGCAGATTTAAATACTGCCAGAAGAGAAGTAGCTGGGTGTGCTGCTGATAGCACAGCGGCTTTAATTTTTGGTGGTAAAGAACCCTCATCAAGTGCTAAAAATGAAACTTGGAATGGTTCATCATGGACAGAAGTTGGTGACCTTAATGAAGATAAAAGAGCTTTGGGAGGCGTTGGAACTAACACAGCTGCTTTAGCTTTCGGTGGTCAACCTTCTAGAGATTCAACAGAATCATGGAATGGGTCCGCATGGACAGAATTAAATAATATGAACACACAAAGATTTGGTTTACAAGGATCAGGATCATATACTGATGCACTAGCTTTTGGAGGATCTCCAACACCTGCACCTTCTAGTTATAAAGCTAATGCTGAAAATTGGAACGGAACCTCATGGACAGAAACATCTGATTTATCTACGGCTAGATATTATTTAGCTAGTTCTGTAAATGGAACTTCTACATCTGCATTAGCCTTTGGTGGTAGCGGAGGATCTAGCACAGCAGCAACAGAAGAATTTACAGCAGACGCTGCAGTTGGAACATGGTCAAGTCAAGCTAATATGAACAACCCAAGAGTGCATATGGGAGGAAGTCCAGCTGGAACTGCAACAGCAGCTTTAGCTAGCGGTGGAGTTAGCCCAGAAAGTTCGGATCAGTTGCCTTATGTAGAATCTTATAATGGAACAGCTTGGACTGAAACAACAGATTTAAATACTCCAAGAAAAGACCTTAGCGCTGGAGGAACCTATACATCTAACATAGCTTTTGGTGGTGAAACTGGAGGTGGAACAAAACGAGCTGAAACAGAAGTTTGGAATGGAAGTAGTTGGACAGAGGTTGCAGACTTAAATAGAACAGTACAACAACCAGGAGGAACAGGTGCTAGTAGCACTTCAGCTTTATGTGTTGGAGGACTTAGTCCTAATAAAGTGGCTTTAACAGAAGTTTGGAACGGTTCATCATGGACAGAAACAGGTGATTTAGGCACAGCAAGATTTTATCCAGGTTGTAGTGGAATTGCTACAGCTGCTTTAGCTTTTGGAGGTGCAACGGATCCAGGATCTACGGCTAATACAGAACAATTTAATGGTTCATCTTGGAGTGAATTAAATAATCTTAACTCGGGTAGAAGTGGTATTAGAGGATTTGGAACATATACAGCTTCAATAGCATGTATGGGTCCTGCGCCTGTTGGTTCACCAGGTAGAAAATTAGTTGAAGATTGGAATGGGGTATCTTGGCAAGAAACAACTGATTTAAATACTGATATGGAGGGTGGTGCATGTTCTGGTGGGGCAGGAAGCGCATCTGGTTTAGCTTATGGAGATGCTGCTTATTCAGGTGCAACAGAAGAATGGACTAGCCCTGGGACAACAATTAAGGTATTAACAGATTAATAAGGAGGAAACTATGGCAAAAACATATCAATACTGTGTAGCAGAAAACTGGGGAAAAGGTTTTATCGAACATGATGAATCTTTTAGAATCACGTTTAGAAGCTATCCAGCTAATGTTTGGCAAGTTCCTGCATACAACAAACATGCTAATCTTTGGATTGCCAAAGTAGCGGGCGCAGTCAAAACAAAAGACGAGGCTCAAGCATTAGTTGATGCAGAGGTTCAAGCAGCACAAGCTGCGTGGGATGCTCTACCTGATGCTGAAAAAGCACCAGCAATAGAAACAAACCAAAGACCTGCTGATATTACATTGGAGGACTAAAAAATTAAATGGCTGATTATAAAGAAGTTAGAGGAGTTAAAATTCGGGATTATACCACTAACCCTGATAACCCGATAGAGGGACAGGTATGGTATAATAAAACCGATAATGTAGCTAAATATGAAATTCCAAATGTTCTTACATCTTGGAGAACTGGAGCTAATTTTAACACAGCTAGAGAACAGTTAATGATGTTTGGAACAACAAGTTTAGCTACGATTACTGGTGGGTTAAAACCTTCACATTCAGGTGCAACTGAAACTTTTGATGGAACATCTTGGACTGAAGTTAATAATTTAAATACTGCTAGAGGTGGAGCTGGACAAGCAGGAATTTATAATGAAGGGTTAGTATTTGGAGGACAAACACCATCTAACACTGCAGCTTGCGAAAATTGGAATGGAAGTAATTGGACAGAAGTTGCAGATTTAAACACTGCAAGATCTGCATCTCTTACTGCAGCGGGAACAGACACTGCTGCATTAGCAGCTGGTGGTTACGCAGGTAGTCCTTCTGGAGTAGCAAACACAGAAACTTGGAATGGAAGCGCTTGGACAGAAGTAAATGATTTAAATCAAGCTAGATATGCTTTGGCAAATGGCTCTAACGCACCATACACTAATTGTTTAGCCTATGCAGGTAATCAAGGTGGACAGATATTAAATGAATCATGGAACGGAACTTCATGGACTGAAGTTGGAGATTTAAACAAAGCTCGTACTTATCCTGGAGGTGGTAGTAGTTCTAGTACCTCGGCTGTATGTTTTGCTGGAGGAAATCCTCCTGGTCATGGAGCAGAAACAGAAACATGGAACGGAAGCAGTTGGACAGAAACTTCTGATTGTAACACAAGTAAAAATAGAATAGCTGGTTGTGGAACAGGAACATCGGCTTTATCAGGAGGAGGACAGACAGCTCCTGAAGCAGTTCAAAACAACACTGAAGAACTTGCAGTGAACGCTCCTGTTGGAGCATGGTCAACTAGTGGCAGTATGAATACAGCAAGATTAGCCGCAGGTGCTGCAGGAACACAAACAGCTGCACTGGCTTTTGGCGGTGGAGCGGGCGGAACTGCTACTAAAAAAGATGAAACAGAAACTTATAATGGTACATCTTTTTCAGAAGTAAATAATTTAAATTCTGCAAGATCTCTTGGAACAGGACTTGGAACACAAACAGCAGCTTTATTAGCTGGTGGTGACCCACCTAGTGCAGCTGATACAGGAGAAGTTGAACAATGGAATGGGTCTTCATGGACAGAAATAGCTGATATAACATCAAGAAGACAATTAGCATCTGGAGGCACAACAACTTCTGGTTTAGTATTTGGTGGAGATAATCCTAATTCTACAGGAATTACAGAATCATGGAATGGATCTGCATGGACTGAAGTGTCAGATTTAAATCAAGCTAGAACAGTTCTTGGAGGATGTGGCGCAAGCAATACTTCTGCTTTAGCTTTTGGTGGATATTATTCTCCACCAGGACAAGGCACAGTTACAGAAACGTGGAACGGATCTGCATGGACAGAAGTAAATGATATGAATAATGGAAGACACGTAATAGCTGGATCTGGAGTTCAAACTGCATGTTTAGCTTTTGGAGGGTTTCCAATCCCAGCAGGAGGAACTAAAACAGAAGATTGGAATGGAATTAATTGGGTTGAAACATCAGATTTAAGCACAGCAAGAGGAGCTGTAGGAACACCAACTGGAACTAGTGCTGCAGCAGCAGCTATGGGAGGAAGCACTCCTTCTGATACTGCGGTGACAGAAAATTGGAGTGGAACTTCAGAGTTAATTAAAACAATAAGTACGGATTAATTATGAGTGAATACAAAAATATTATAGGAACACATGTTAAAACAGTAACAACTGATCCACCTAATCCAGAGAATGGACAGATGTGGTATAACTCAACTGATAGAGTTATAAAAGGATTTACGTCTAATCCAGCGGCGTCTTGGTCAACTGGCACAGCTTTGAACACTGGAAGATTTTCTGCAGGAGGAAGTCCAGCAGGTACTCAGACTGCATCTTTACTAGCAGGTGGTCAAGTTAACCCTGGTGGAAACGTGCAAACCGTTACAGAATCATGGAATGGTTCTTCATGGACTGAAGTTAATGATTTAAACACTGGAAGATATGATTTAGGTAGTGCTGGAACATATACATCATCTTTAGCTTTTGGTGGTGAAAAACCTGGAGGTATAGTGGGTATAAATGAGTCATGGAATGGAAGTTCTTGGACAGAAGTTGCAGATCTTAATAATAATCGACAACAACCTGGAGGTGTAGGTGCAAGTAATTCCAGTGCATTAAGCTTTGGTGGAAATGGTCCAACTGGTCCTGGACCTGTTAGAGCTTATACAGAAACATGGAATGGATCATCATGGACAGAGGTTAATGACTTAAATGATGCAAGAGCATATCCTGGAGGTGCGGGAACTGCAACAGCTGCAATAGCATTTGGAGGATCTGATTTTCCAGGAACCACAGCGAATACTGAGTCATGGAATGGATCAAGTTGGACAGAGGTTAATAATCTTAATGTATCAAAAGAAGGTATGAGAGGAGCTGGAACAAACACTGCTGCACTATCCGTCGGCCAATCTGCTAGTCCAAGAGCTCTTACAGAACAGTGGGATGGAACTTCTTGGACAGAAGTAAATGATCTAAACACTGGAAGAGGTAGTCTTAGATCCTGCGGCTCAACTGCAAGTGCACTTGCTTATTCAGGAACTCAAACAGGTACGCAGAATTTGACGGATACAGAAGAATTTTCTGGTCCTACAACTAACACGGTAACATTTACAGTTTCTTAATACTTGATATTATTTATAGAAAGTGTATAAGAAAAATAAGAAGGATATAAAGATATGAAAAAAGATGTAATAGAAGTAATACAAGGCGAAGAGCCTCACTTAAATAATTTATTAACACAAGAAGATTTGTCTTCGTTTAAAGGTATGGTGGACGAGCTTCGTGACACATGGACCAAGAAACAAATGTTTCGAACAGAAACAGAGGCAAGGTTTTCTGTGTTACAAGATAATAGATACCCAACTAAAGCTTCAAAGTATTGGCAGTGTGTAAGAGAACAATCTAGTTATCTAGATAATCTTATGCATTTGTCTTTTGATTACAGGAGAAATGAGGCAAAAATAAAATGGTTAGAGAAAAAAATAGAAAAAGAAGAAGATGAATACAAAGCTACTAAATACAAAATAGATTTAGATGAAGCTAGGTTTGGTAAAGCATCTATGGAAAAAGTTGCAAGACATAGAATGCGTGAAATTAAAATGTGGTCTAAATTAAAAAAAGAATTTAATGATGGATCATTTAATGACAAAGATGTTAATCAACACCAGTTAGAATCGTATCATAGAATGTATGCGGGTAAAGCTAAAACAATAACTAAAAACACTCCTGAATCAGAAGTGTTTAATATTATAGGTCAGTTACAGTCTTTAGAAAGAATTAAAGCTAGTGGAGAACTAGAAAACAATACGGAAAAGAAAGAACAATTAACAAATGATCTTGGAGCAAAACCAAAACTTTAATTTCATATTTTTAGGGCAGTCAATATTAAGATATCAAGTGCCCCTTGAAATATTTCAATCAATAAATTCTTTGTATAAAAACAATAAAGATAGTTTAAATCCTGCTAATAAACAATTAGTTGGTAAAATAGAAAGTGAACATTCTTTATACTACGGTGGTCAAGATGAATCTAAAATGAAAAGACACGATAGACTACCATTAGTTGTTAAAAATTATTTTATAGAATCTTTTCACCACTATTTACAATGGAACAAAATAAAAGAATATGAATTACATTTAAATTCAATATGGGTAAATGAAATGAAAGCAAACGAGTATAATCCAGTTCATATTCACAGAGGTATGCTATTTACAGGTTTGTCATCTGTCATGATTTTAAGTTTACCTTCAACTTACGGTAAAGAGTATTCAAACGATGAAATACCACAAAATGGTAAACTACAAATATTAGGGTCTGCTAGTGGTCAATTTGCAAAAATAGATTACCAACCTGAATTAAAATTAAGAGATTTTTTTATTTTTCCATATGATATGAGACATTGTGTTTATCCTTTTAATAGCACAAATGAAACTAGAAGAACATTAGCTGCAAATTGTGATGTTAGGTTTGATCCAATAAAAAATAGAGGTGTAACATGATATTTGAGCCAAAATGGAAGTCTTATGCTGTTGAAACAACAGGGCCAATATTTTCACCGAAACAATGTCAGATGATTATTGAAGCTGGTAGATCTCAACCAAGACAAAATGCAAGTATTGGTCAAGCTAAAAAGAAAGGTGGTATAGTAGATACTAATACTAGAACCTCTCACATAAGTTGGATACCGTTTAAAAATATGCCAGAGATGTATAAAGATATTGAAACTATGATGAAAAAAACAAATGGTAATCATTTTGGTTTTGATGGTATGCAAATTACAGAACTAGCTCAATACACTGAATATCCCTCTGGAGGTTTTTATGATTGGCACATGGATAGTGATGTTAATTTTGCACACGAACCAACTGTTAGAAAAATATCTATGACTTGTTTATTATCACACGAATCTGAATTTGAAGGTGGTGAATTACAATTAGAAAAAGAAGAAAATAAAATTAAACTTGTGCAAGGACAAGCTGTGTTTTTTGCATCATTTATTTTACACAGAGTAGCTCCTGTAACAAGTGGTGTTAGAAAATCTTTAGTGATGTGGTTTGGAGGTCCACCTTTAAGATGATTGTAGAACAATTTTTTCCAACACTTATTTATGGTAAAGACGTTAACCTAGACAATAATCTTTTTGCAAAAGAAGTTGTTGAGTGGTCTAATAAAGACCCAGGTGAAATAAGAACAAATATGAACGGTTGGCATAGTCCAACTAATATGCATCAAATACCAATATTCAAACCTTTGGTTAATGAATTATTTAAAATGCAACAAGAAATATATGAACAAGAATGGTTAGAAAGAGAACCTATGATAGGTAATATGTGGGCTAACATAAATCCACCTGGTGGATACAACAGACCACATCTACACCCTAATAGTCATTTTAGTGGAGTGTATTATATTAAGGCTCAAGAAAATTGTGGTCATTTAGTTTTTAACGAACCACGATCAGGAGCGCACATGGTTATGCCGTCTAGAAAAAAAGGAAAACCTCCTAAACATTTATGGAGAGAAGTACATATTCAACCGGTTGTTGGTAGAATTATAATGTTTCCATCATGGCTTTGGCACTGTGTTGAACCAAATAAATCTAATGATGTAAGAATATCTGTAAGTTTTAATTTTATACAGAAAGGTTTTAATGTTTAAATATCAAGTTATAAAAAAAGCAGTATCATTTGAATTAGCTAATTTTATATTTAATTATTTTATGCTTAAGAGAGAAGCTGTTGGTTGGATGTATAAAAACAATATAATCTATGACACAGGTATGTTTGGGACTTGGTCAGATAAACAAGTACCTAACACATATTCACATTACGCAGATATGGTAATGGAAACTTTGATGATGAAAGTATTACCAAGAATGGAAAAAGAAACAGGGTTAGAATTATTACCTACATA